AGATCAAATAGTACACAAATTTAAATCGCCCAGCTTTAACGGTATTGGCACATCCTCTCATTACCTAACTATAGAAAACCAAGAGTTTAGTCGTAAACTTACTATCAAAGAAGAAATAAAAGCCTTACAAGATGAGATAGAAAGAGAGAAAGAAAACTCTACACTTGCAAGGTTTATGCGTAACCTTGAATCAAGAGTCTATGCAGAACTATCCAGGCAACTGGTTAATAATCTGTTTGGAGAAACACCGCAAAGTTCGGGTACAATAACCCTAGAAGGCAACACCATAGAATACACTAGCGATGGTGTAACATTAACTCTTAAAATAACAGAAGCAGATGGCACAGTTACAGAAATTACAATACCTATTGGTACTTTCACTTTCTAGCTGTTCTATATTTGACCAGTACGAAGATACGTACGCACAAAGATTCTCAGCTAAAGATATAGTATCAATACAAGACCTACAATCTGTAGAACTTAAAAATGTACCCATACCACAAGCTAGTCCTGTGGTTGCTGTATATCCAACTGCTTTTACAGATCAAACTGGTCAAAGAAAAAGTAATAGTGAGTTTGCTTTATTTAGTACAGCCATAACACAACAGCCAAACGCACTACTTATACGAGCCTTAAAACACGCTGGTAACGGAAAGTTTTTTAGGGTGGTTGAAAGGGTTGGTTTAGATAACCTTACCAAAGAACGACAACTAATAAGATCTGCAAGAGAGCAAACCGCAACCGAAGAAGAGAAAAAGAAAGCACTTAGACCGTTACTATTTGCTGGTATTTTAATAGAGGGAGCTGTAATATCTTACGAGGCTAATTTAGAGTCTGGCGGTATAGGTGCTAGATACCTGGGCATTGGTAATAGCGTACAATACAGAGAAGATAACATAACTGTAAGTTTGCGCATGGTGTCTGTTGCGACAGGCGAGGTGTTGCTAGAAGTATTAAGTCAAAAGACCATATTTAGTTATGGCAAGTCAGAGGACGTATTTAGGTTTATTGAGGCTAATACCGAGCTAGTGGAAATAGAACTAGGAAACGCAAGAAACGAATCATCAACCATAGCACTAATGAAAGCTATTGAGGGCGGTGTGTTAGAAATAGTAGAGTCTGGATATGAGCTAGGTTTCTGGGTTTTACAAAACAATAATGAGGGAGTAAAATTAGACGATGAAATCAAAATTGATAAGCCTGATTGTGATGCTGACTGCATTGACAACATACGCGGCTGATAACGAAATATATGTAGATCAATCTGGTACGGGTGCAAACATAGACCTAGAACAGCTTGGTATATCCAATATTATTGGAGGCCTAAACTCTACAGCAGGCAGCGTTAATGCTTTTGATTTAGATGGAAACACCATGACTTTAGACATCAATATGATTGGTGCAACTAATAAGTTTCTTGGTGATATATTCGCTGACACATTTACAGGTTTATACGAGTTTGATGGCGGCACTAACTCATTTACTATCCAAGTAGATCCTACAGACACTTATAGTGCTGATGGTTCAAACCAAAATGTTGATGTTACAGGTAGCGGTAATACATTTACATTAAATCAAGGCACAACAGCATTAGCTGCATCACTTGACTTAGATTGGATTATTAATGGTTCAAATAACACAGTTACATCAAATATAAATATTGATGGTGCTACTAACTACATGGATATAGATGGTTCTGACAATACAGTAACTTATACAGGCACAGGTGTTAATGCATCAGCAGGTGGATATTTTTGGTTAGACCATACTGGTGGTTCAAGAACTTTTAATATTTCACAACTGAGTACACAAGATAATGACTGGCTCAAAATCATATCCGTTTCTGGTACTGCTGCTTCTACTGTTTGCGTTATCCAAAACGACCAAGGTACAAGCACAAGCTGCTAATATTGGCGATATATCTGAGCTAAACGGCTCAGCTCAAATAGTCAGAGACAAAACCTACAATGCTGATCTTGATTTTGCTATACAAAGCAATGATGAGGCGATAACCAAAGATGGCCGTATGGCTATTACTTTTTTAGATGATTCTGTTGTAAAACTAACAGAGTTCTCAGAATTGCTTATAGATGAATACATCTACGATCCCGACCCAAGCAAAGCTAAGATGGCACTTACCTTTGGACTTGGTACAGCCAGGTTTATCACAGGTAATCTAAACCGTATAGATAAACAAAACATTACACTAAAGACACCTACGGCGAACATAGCCATTAGGGGTACTGACTTTACTGCAACCGTTGATGAACTTGGTCGTAGTTTAATTATTCTTTTGCCTGATAAATATGGTCTATCTAGTGGCGAAATATTAGTAACCACGGGTATGGGAACAGTAACGCTAAACAAACCCTACGAAGCTACAACCGTAAGCGTGTTTGAATCATCTCCTACAAAACCAGTAATCTTAGACCTAACCCTAGACCTTATAGACAATATGCTAATTGTTACACCGCCTAAAGAAGATGTGGTTATAGAAGAAGAGTCTACGACAACACAAACAGATAGTGTGTTAGATTTTAATGATTTGGATGTTGACTATCTTGCAGAAGATTATTTAAAAGAAGATAGTTTAGAGTTTACAGAACTAGACATAAATTACCTTGATGTAAACTACTTAGAGGACTTATTAAATGTGCTAGATGCACTAGCCGTAGCAGATGAAGAAGATCAACTACCACAGGCTACTAGCACACAAATAGCTGGTACTTTATTAGGTAAAGATCCTGACACACAGATAACAGCACTTATAACTGGTAATGTTGTAAGTCTTAGAAGAAAAGTAAATGAAAGCGTAAGGTTAGACTTAAACGGTAGCGATGCTTACACGGTCATTTTGATACAAGATGGCGTATCTAATATAATTAAAGTCAACGGAGGCAGCGATAGTGTTATCACTATCACTCAAAGTAATTAAATGAACAAACTATTATTACCATTGCTTATAATACTAAGTTTACCTTTGTTGTTTCAAAGCACTCCTACAGAAATATTAAAACTAAAGGTGTATGACACTTTTATTAAAACACCAGAACCATCTGGTAACTTTGTCATACTTAACATAACAGAAGAAGATGTAGAACGAGAAGGCGGTTGGCCATTACCTAGACAAAGACTAGCAGAAATACAAATAGACTTACTAAACAAAGGTGCAATAGGCATTGGTTGGGTTGTATCTTTCCCGCAAGCAGATCGTATGGGCGGTGATGAAATCTTTGCAGAAGCACTTGGTTACGCACCATCTGTTATAGCTATGTTTGAAGATGGCAAAGGTAATTATCCTGCATCGCCTGGCACAGTTGTTATGGGTAATAATAATGGTGGTATACTTAGTTCGGGAGTGAAACAAAACCTTCCTCTGTTAGCAAACAACACGCTATCTGGTTTAGCTATTGCTCCCACAGATGTAGACCAACTAGTTCGTAAAATACCTCTCTTAGTTAAAACACCCAACAACGATTGGATTCCTAGTTTTGGTACACAAATATATAAATCGTTATTTGATGTAAAAACTTACATTATAAAAACTAATGATAGTGGTATATCAAAAATATCAATAAGAGGAATACCACCAGTTAAGACAGATAGCCTTGGCCGTAAGTGGATTAGTTGGGTTAATACTGAGCAAACCACATTACAAGAAATGAATGTAAATGGTAAGTTTGTTTTTGTAGGCGTAACGGCCAACGGGGTCATGCCACAGATTGCAACTCCAGTTGGTTTATTAGAACCACACAAGATCCAAGCAGCATTAGCTGAGTCAATTTTGATACAAAACTCTCCTCATATACCAGATTGGCACTTAGCAGCCGAAATTTTGATTTTACTGATTTTTGTGTCTCTGACATGGCTCACAATCAATTATTTCAATGTAGTTAAGGGTGCAAGTATATTTGGAATTATCTTGCTCACCACGGGCATCTCAGGAGTTTTTAGCATCCAAAAGGGTGTTTTAATTGATTTTTCATGGACTTTTGTATCACAAATCATAACTTCGACCATTTCTTTCTATCTTAACTACCAAAAACAATATAAATTACGCCAAGAGATAAAAAAACAGTTTGAACATTATCTTGATCCACGCCAAGTAAAACAATTACAAGATGATCCTAGTTTATTAAAACTTGGTGGCGAGAAAAAAGAAGCAACATTTTTATTTACAGATGTCAGAGGTTTTACTTCTTTGTCAGAAAGATTACAACCAGAACAAGTTACTGAACTAATGAACCAGGCATTAACAATTCAATCTAACGCAGTTCAACAATATGGTGGCATGGTTGATAAATATATAGGCGATGCAATGATGGCAATATTTAATGCACCTATAGATTTACCAGATCACCAAAACCAAGCAATACTAGCAGCACTAAAAATACAAGAAGATATGCAAGCAACAAACATACCATTAAAAATTGGTATAGGTGTAAATACTGGCGAAGCTGTAATTGGCAACATGGGTAGCGATACTAGGTTTGATTATTCAGCTATTGGTGATTGTGTAAACACCGCAGCAAGATTAGAGTCAGCAACTAAGGATGTTGGTGTTGATATACTAATTGGTGAAAATACTGCAAAAAATTGTGATTTTGAGTTAAAATCACTAAGACCGATAAAAGTTAAGGGCAAAAGTAAATATTTAAAAATCTATACAAACGCATGACTACAAAAAAAATAACAGCAAGTGATGTCGCAGCCGACCTAGCAGTTTCTAAAAAAGAAAACGAAGAAAGGTGGAAAACAGCCTTTAATGAGTTTGCAGATATAAAACAAGAAATAGCAGCAATCAACAATACTATTAAGATGGCAACCTTTGGTGTCTTTGGTTTTATTGGTGCTTTATCTATTGCGGTAATCACAGTCGTTTTATGAAGAATATTTTAAAAAATATAGTCGGAGCTGTAGCTCCTACCATTGGTTCAGCTATGGGTGGCCCTTTAGGTGGCATGGCAATGGGTAAGATAGCAGAAGTGCTAGGCGTATCTAACGATCAAAAATCCGTACAACAAGCAATACAAAACGCAACTCCAGAGCAAATGATGGAGCTAAAGAAAGCAGAACAAGAGTTTGAAACGCAAATGAAAAAACTTGATGTTGATGTTTTTCAATTAGAAACACAAGACAAACAACACGCTAGAGGTATGTTTAGCAAAGATTGGACTGCTCGTATTATTGGTTTAGTAACCATAGGCGGCTTTCTTGGTTATATATTTTTAGTAACATTACAACCACCTGAACAGAACAGCGAGGCACTTATTAACTTAGTGCTTGGTTATCTTGGAGGATTAGCAAGTGCGATTATTTCGTTCTATTTTGGAGCATCTAATACCAGCGACAAAAAGGAGTAACATGGAAATATCAAAAGAGGGTTTATCCCTAATTAAAAAGTTTGAGGGTTGCGAACTAGAGGCATATAAATGTGCGGCAGGAGTTTGGACAATAGGCTATGGATCTACCAAAGGTGTAAAAGAGGGTGATACTATTACCCAAGAAGAAGCCGATGAATTGTTATTACACGAAATGGAAGAATACGAAGGTTATATAAATGACATGGTTACTGTAGATTTAAAACAAAATCAATTTGATGCTTTAGTTTCATGGGTGTTTAATCTTGGTTCAAGCAATTTATCTTCTAGCACCTTACTTAATAGATTAAATAATAAAATGTGGGATGATGTACCAAATCAAATAAAAAGATGGAATAAAGCTGGTGGTCAAGTTTTACAAGGACTTATTAGGCGTAGAGAAGCTGAGGCATTATTATTTGAAGGTAAAGAATGGCACGAAGTTTAAATCTTTGCTAAACTTACAAGAAATTAGGAATATATTATGGCAGAATATCCAAAAGAGTTTATATACGACATAGATAATCGTAGACCAATAATTGGTGTAAAACCAGGTGGTACAAGCGGTATTAACTTTAACGCACTTGGCGGAATTGATGGTTATGTTCCTAAAAACGATCCAACTTTTACAAGTGGTCTTAACTACGCTCAATCAATAGCTGGTGGACAAAATGTACCCAATATGATTGCACCAGGTGTAAGCTATTCAGCTGCAAGTCCACAAGGATATACACAAATGGATCTTCCACCAAGCGGTTTGCCAAATGTTAATATTGTTACAGACACACCACCAGATAGAGCAGGTGGTGGCGGAGGATATAAACCATTAGACCTTACAGGTATTCAAAGCATTTTAGATTCTCTTAAAAAAGATGCTCCAGTTGTTCCACCCTTAGAAGATTTTGGATTTGGCCCTGGCATAAGACGTTCAGAGGATTTTTTTAGACCAGAAGATTTAATGATGCCTCCTGTCATACCCACACCTCCACCATCAATAGGTGGTGTAGGTGGAACAGATTTTGAGGACAAGCGATCATTAGGTAGAGAAAGAAGTGATTTGGCTCCACCAGAAAAACCTCCTGTAGCTGGCGGAACAAACTTACGAAAACAATTTTTACGAGAAATGGAAAAAAGACCACCAATACCACTAGAAGATTTTGGCTTTGGCCCAGGTATAAGACGTTCAGAAGATTTTTTTAGGCCAGAAGAATTAATGATGCCACCAGTACCACCAATGGAAGATATTAATATTCCTGAAATTCCAGGCATATCAGAATTTATAATTAATGATGATTTACCAGTTTTTGAAGAACCAAGATTTGTAGAAGATATAAATAGATTTAATAATTTTGATCCTTTTTTAAACCAACCAATAATTCCAAATGGATCAAACTTTAGTATTGAACAATCAAATATTCCAAGCAGATCAAGATTTAACATGGCACAACCAATGCGTGGTTTATTAGCGTAATGGCATCACAAGAAGAGATACTACACTCAAACGAAGCAGAGTTAATTTTAAACTCTGAAACATTTAAAAACGCTATACAAATACTTAAAGATGAGTACACAAATCTATGGTTATCTTCAGAAGGAGATGATATAGATACTAGAGAAAATTTACACAAAGCTATTAAGCTGTTGCCCGAAGTTGAAAAACATCTACGGATTATTGTAGAGAAGGGTAAGATTACAAAATCACAATTAGGCAGATTACATAAGGTTGTGTAAACTACAAGTAATGTAGTAAAATATTACTTTACATTTTTAAGGAATGAATAATGACCAATAACGCAAAGCCGACTGGTTTACAAACAGATATGCAAGAGGCTGAACAGTCTTTTGAAAGTTTTTTGACTCCAGAGGAACAACCAGAAAACGAAACAGAACAAACATCAGAAGATGTAGTCAACGAAGAGGAAGTCCAGGAAGAAATCATTGAAGATGAATCCGTTGAAGATAACCAAGTCGAAGATGAAGTTGAAGAAGATGAAGAAGAACTCCAAGAAGATCAAGTCGAAGAAGAGGAGTCCGAGCAACCACAGCTATATACAATTAAAGTAGATGGCGAAGATACACAGGTTACGCTTGAAGAACTCCAAAACGGGTACAGTCGCCAAAGAGATTATACGAGAAAGACTCAGGAGTTAGCCCAACAGCGAAAAGCTATAGAGGCTCAACAACAAGAGGTTTCTCAAAAAGATGCAATTTATTCACAGTTGTTACCTAGAATGGAAGCGACTTTGAAGGGCGAGTTAGAAAACGAGCCAGATTGGAACGCACTTTACGAAGCAGATCCTATTGCTTATGTCCGTGAAAAGGATATTTGGAATGAGAAAAAGCAAAAGTTGCAAGCCGTACAAGCTGAAGCACAAAGGGTTCAACAAGAATCACAAGTGGAGCAGCAAAAGAAACTTCAACAATTTGTTGAATATGGCAATCAACAACTGCTTGACCAAATTCCAGAATGGCAAGACAACGAAGTGGCAGCAAAAGAAAAGATGTCAATTCGGGATTACGGTGTTAGTGTTCTTGGGTATACACCACAAGAAATGGACAGCGTTTATGACTACCGAGTATTACTTGGTTTAAGAAACGCATGGTTACAACACAAAACACAACAAGCGACTAAAGTAAAACCAACTGAAAAGAAAGCGGCAGCTCGTACCGCAAGACCTGGCACTTCAAATGTTCCAAAATCTACAACTCCTGTGAAAAAAGCAAAACAAAGATTAGCTAAAACTGGCAAAGTGCAAGATGCAGCTAAACTTTTTGAACAAATAATATAAACTTTTTTTTATAAGGAAAAAATATGGCTAAAGTAACTAACGCTTTTGATACATATACTGCGACTGCTGATAGAGAACAACTAAGTGATGTTATCTATAACATTTCTCCACAGCAAACTCCGTTTATGTCATCAATCGGAAAAAACTCAATCAAGAATGTAGTTTTTGATTGGCAAACAGAAACATTACCAACTCCAAGCGGAACTGGTCAGTTAGAAGGTTTTGAACTTTCAAGAGCTGCATCAACTGCTACTACAAGAGTTAGTAATGTAGCAATGATCTCATCAAGAGATGCAACCGTAACTGGCTCTCAACAAGCTAGTGATCCAGCAGGCAAAAAGTCAGAAATGGCTCATCAACTTGCTATTATGTCTAAAGCACTAAAAAGAGATATGGAAACAGCTCTTTGTCAAAATGGTGGTAAGACAACTGGTAACGCAACAACAGCTAGAAAAACTGGTGGTTTTGAATCTTGGATAAAATCCAATTATAGCAAAGCAGCAGCAGGCGCACCTACTGGTGGCGGTACAGCTCCAACAGATGGAACTCAAAGAGCTTTAACTGAAGCTCTACTCAAAGATGTGTTGGAACTCTGCTTCACAAATGGTGGCGAGCCTTCAATGGCAATTTGCGGCCCTGTAAACAAGCAGAAAATATCTGCTTTCACAGGTAGAAGTTCAGCTAGACAAATAGTTGATGCAAACACAGTAGAGGCTTCTGTTTCTATTTACGCATCAGATTTTGGCGAGCTTAAAATAGTACCTTCTAACTTTAGTAGAGAAAGAACATTACTATTAGTAGATCCTGACTTTGCAAAAGTATCTTACCTAAGAGATTTCAAAACAGTTGACATCTCAACAATAGGTGATGCTCAAACTAAAATGTTAGTAGTTGAATACGGTTTAGAGGTGAGCAACGAAGCTGCTCATGGACTCGTAGCTGATTTAACAACAACATAAGTTAGATTATCTTGGGGTGGGTTTAACTCACCCCTTTTTTAGATGACAGCAAAAAGAACAATCACCGATCATAAAACTGGTTACAAATCAGAATTTGTAACTGAAGATGATAAATTTGTTTATCACACAACCCAAGATGTCGCTCCTGTCATTGACCATGTTAAGAAACTAAGAGACAATACATTAAAGCCTGGAAAAGATATGCGACATATAGCTGAAGTACCGATGGTAATTTGGCAAAAAGCATTAAGAGAAGGTTGGTCTACAGATTCAGCAAAATGGAAAAAGTGGCTCAACAATCCAGACAATAAAGTATTTAGAACCTGGCAGGGCAAAGTATGACATATTCAGAATTAAAGACAGCAATAGCAAATTATCTAAATAGATCAGATTTAACATCTAATATTGATACATTTATAGACAACACAGAAGCAGAACTTAACAGAAGGTTAAGAACCAAAGACATGATTAAAAGAGCAACTGCTACTGCTGACTCACAATATTTAACAGTTCCAACAGATTGGTTAGAGGCAATTAATGTAGAAATTACAGCAAACAACTTCAGTCCTTTATTCCAACAATCTATAGAATCAATGGATGTCTATAGAAAAGCAAACAATAATTCATCTGGTCAACCCGTTTATTATGCAATGGTAGATGACTCAATAGAATTAGCACCAACTCCTGATAGTTCTTATACCCTACAGCTTACTTACTATGCTAAAATATCTGCATTGAGTGATTCAAATACAAGTAACTTTGTATCTGCATCACACCCAGATGTGTATTTATATGGTGCATTAAAACACGCTTCTATTTATTTAATGGAAGATGAAAGAATACCAATGTTTACTCAACAATTTGAAAAGGCGTTGGAAGAAATGCGATTAGAACAAGAAAAATCTGCATTTGGTAAGGGATCTCTCATGATGAGAAGAAGAACCTACGGTAAAAAACAAAAAAGAAATTATTACTACGGTAATTAATATAGGAGAATGAAATGGCTGGATTTACAGATTATTTAGAAGATAAAGTATTAACTCATGTGTTTGGCGGTACTGCTTATACTGCACCAACAACACTATATGTTGGATTATTTACAGCAGCACCATCTGATACAGGTGGCGGTACTGAATGTTCTGGTGGCTCTTATGCTCGTAAGAGTATGCCTGACATGACAGTAAGTGGAACTTCACCAACAACAGCAACCAATGGAGCAGCAGTTGAATTTGTAACTGCTACTGGTGCATGGGGAACTGTAACGCATTGTGGAGTATTTGATGCTGCTTCTAGTGGTAATCTATTAGGTTGGGCGGCACTAACTGCATCTAAAACTGTTGCAAGTGGAGATGTATTTAGATTTGATGCTGGCGATTTAGATATTACCTTAGCGTAACAACATGGCCACGATTGGCTATGGTCAACTAAATTACGGGATTGCCGATTATGGCACTCCTGAATATGAGTTTGCAACAGCAACCATAGCTCAAACATCTGGTTTTAGTGCAACTGGTGGCCTTACACTAAAGGCAGCTGCATCCATAGACCAAACTTCCGCATTTACATCTGCTGGTACTTTAATATTAGTAGGATCAGCTACGATTGCTCAAACAAGCGGTGTAACTGCAACCGCAGAGGTTATTAAATTAGGCTCTGCATCTATAGATCAAACATCTAGCTTTACAGCTACGGGAAGGCAGATTGATAAAGGTGAAGCAACTATTGCACAAACTTCTGGATTTACAGGTACAGCAGAAGTTGTAAAACTTGGTACAGCTTCTATAAATCAAACATCTGGTGTTAGCGCAACAGGAACAATCGTTCTTGATGGCGTTTCATCCATTGACCAAACCACAGGCTTTACCGCAGCTGGTGTGCGTATAGCTTTAGGTCAGGCATCTATTGACCAAACATCAGCAATGACAGCTACACCAGAGATGGTGTTAAACGGAGCTGTTACTATTGCACAAGAAAGTGGCATGACTGGACTTGGCGGTCTTAAAATTGTTGGTGCAGCCACTATTGCACAAACAAGTGGTTTTTCTGCGATAGGTGGTTTAAAATGGGTAGACCAGACTGTAGCAACAACTGACTATACAGAACAAACACCCGCTACAACAACTTGGACAGATCAGTCCGCAACAAGTACAGATTGGACTGACATAGCAGCATAAATAGGAATTAATTATGGCAGATACATTTACAACTAATTTAAACTTAACCAAACCAGAGGTAGGAGCATCAACCGATACCTGGGGAACAAAGCTAAACGCTGACCTCGATACACTTGATGCAATCTTTGCAGCTGGTGGTACAGCAGTCAATGTTAAATTTGCTTCAGCAAACTTTGATGATAATGCAAAAGCTATCTTTGGAACTGGCGATGATTTAGAGATTTATCACTCTGGATCTCACAGTATTATTAAAGATGGTGGTACTGGTAATTTATTAATCCAGGGCGACAGCGTAAAAATAATGAACGCTGCTGGAGATGAAACTTTTATAGATATGCCAACAGACAGCTATGTTGCATTAAATTACAACAACTCTACAAAAATTCAAACAAGTAATACTGGTGCAACTGTTACTGGTACTTTAGTAGCAACAGCTTTAGATATTTCAGGTGATGTAGATATTGATGGAACGCTAGAAACAGATAACCTTACGATAGGTAGTCAACAAGGAACTGATGGACAAGTATTAACATCTACTGGTAGTGGAGTAGCTTGGGAAGATGCAGCATCAGGTGGTGTAGCAGGTATTGTTTCAAGTGCTAATGCTACTGCTATAACTATTGATAGTAGTGAAAATGTTGGTATTGGAGTTACACCAGCAGCTCATTACACAGGATATGTAGGGTTAGACATTGGAGTTGTTGGGTCTTTGTTTGCAAGTGGTTCTGGTGTAAATGTTACTACATTAACTAATAATGGTTTTTTAAATTCAGATGCTAGTCAATGGACTTATAAAGTTACTGATGAAGCAACCATGTATTCACAAGTTCA